GCCGTAAGAAAATCAAGTGCTGTTTGTATTTCCGATACGAATGTTGTTTTAAAGAAGGTAGCTAGTTCGTCTATGATAGGATTTAAAAAAGCTTTAATTTCTTCAATGTATGGTGCAAAGGTTTCGCCAAGAGATTTGAAAAAGCCTATTATGCTTTCTTTAGTTTCTTCTTTGATAGGTAATAAGTCGAAAACTTCTTTCAGCCCTCCTTGAAGTTTTTCTCCTAAAGTACCTTCTGATTTAAAAAATCCTTCGAAAAACTTAGCCGCAAGAATGAAAGCACCAGCTAATGCAACAAGGGTTAAAAGAAACGTGCCGGTTTTTTTCGCGCCTTCCTTTACCGATTTGCCTAATTCCTTTAGGTTATCTACAAGATCGACCGTAACAGCTTGTGTAAATTTACCTAAACCAGCTTTCATAGAATCAATATTCTCTACTAATGTTTCGAATATGCTTGTCTCTTCTTTACGGGCTTCTACATTTTCCTCTATAGCCTCAGGAATCTCTGTTACTACTTCAGGAATTGATAGTAAATTGTCCTTTATCGATAATAATATACCGGCAACCTTACCTGCATTGGCTAACTGTTCAATTTGTTGCCCGACAGCAGCATTACCAAGTTTGACTGGCTTAGATCGTTGTGATGCAGCTTCTCGCTCCATTACATTTAAAATGTCCTGTAAGATTTTTTCCTCTGCCATGGCTTATCCTATTTGTTTCTTTCGTTTTGCTCCTTAATGTAACTAAGCAACATTTCCACGTATACCTGCCTTTCCCACGGAATCAAATTATCTAACTCAGATAAACTGTAGTTATGGTGTTGCATCATAGCAAAGTTAGTTTGATAGTGGTTAATCAAACTTTCATGCGAAAGGCATATTAAAAAAAAGACTGAAATCCTTTCACGGTAATTTTATTTTCTTTACCACACTCAGCACATTTAAAATGTACATGGTTTGCTAAAAAGGGTTGATGAGAAATAAAATGAGTAATCGCAACCATAGCATCATGCGGTAAACTATCAATGAATTGATCTAATTCTTCGGTTGTACAGTCGTCAGTTTCGTATAGTTTTTCTGCATCGTAAATGCTTTCAATAACTGCACGACAAGCTGCTGATAAACTTTTTTCTTGATCATCGCTATCAATTGAAGCAACATCTTGTAAACGAACCGGACGAAGCTTAATTCCAATTTTATCATTTACTTGAATTTTGTCTTCTGTTGATTCTTCAGATTTTTCAATAACCGAATCTTCAAGATTGACAACGATATTATTTTCTGCATCACAATGCTGACATTTCAATATAATGTTCGATGTTTCTCCAACACTTTTTGTTCTAAGATTCAGAAAAATATATTCAAGATCAAGTGTAGATAATTTATTTACATTCAGTTTATTAAATGTACAAGAGTCTACAATACGTTTCATAATATCAATAATCTGTCCAGTATCATTAGATTCTTTGGCGACTAGTAATAGCTTTTCCTCCTTTACTAAGAAAGGGCGGTATTCAACTGTTTTATTAGTTGATGGTATAACCAATTTATATGTTGGTGTTTCAATAGTTGGTAGTGGCATTTATATCTCCATAATTAGAATAAGTTTGTCAACGATCCGGCTATATTTCGTACGCCGGATAACGCAGATTTCAAGGCACCTTCTTCCGTGAAATCATCATATGTTAATGTTACACCCAATTTTTGCGTAGAATCTGTTGAACTGTTGTTCAAATCAATATTTGTTACATTAATTGGATATGCATTTCTTAATTTTACTCCGTATATAGGAATGTTCTGTTCATTTAATTGCTGAATCACAACATCTGTTTTATATTCGGAATCATAATAAACCGTGTATGTTTCTGGATCAATTACTGCGTTAGTCCACTTATCAAACATTTTTTTAATATAGTAATCACCTGTTAAATTAAATGTAAATGTTACATCTTCGTTGCTATATCCGCTGGGATATTTAATCGGCTGACGATACCCGAGCTCATTATATTCAAGTGTTTGTATAGATTTTCCGGGCAATGAGCAAGATTCACATAAAATTGCGATGTCTCGAGGATCATTAACAAACGATGATACATTAAAATTTCCGCTGAGTGAAGAAGCAGCAAAGTCTTGAATACTCAAGTTGAGTAAAGATTGACTTGGAGGTTGCATAAAAATAGCAAATCTATTTGTTTTTGCCAGTCCGCTTCTTTTACTTAGTACACCTTTTAAATTATCGATTCCAGTAGGCGTAAGTGCGTTTGTTAAGTTATCTAAAAAAGCCATTACATCATTCTCCTACTATCAGCAAATACAGTTTGTTTATTTGCTTTTTTGAATTGTTCGCTCGGGAAAAAGAGTATTGTTTCCCAGTATTCAGCTGGTACTTCTTTTAAAACACTTCGGGTTTGTGAAGGCAAATACCTTTTAAAGCATGGTTTAAATGCACTTAGTTTACTCGCTGCCTTTAGTGTTTTATATGTAAGCCGAAGCCGTGTTGTTTCATCGAATTTTTTGTTATTCGAATAGTCTAATAATTTTTGTAATAATATTGCACGTTTACGATAATCAAGATAATGAAAATTTAATCCGTAAAATCCAGGTCCGTCTGCTTTTTCTACAACCATGACCAATGGGAATCTATCATAATAGGGTAGAGTATCTTTATGTTTTGGATCATAAACATACATGAACATTCTGCCAGGAAGCAGTCTCCCACGAGAAATTAATTCTTTATCTCGCATGAGTGTTTGTCTATTGACTGTAAGACTTTTTAGCTCGTTTAAATACCAGGTACGGGCTTTACTAGTGTAAGCCTCGATTTCATTAAAAGCTAGTCCGCCTTCAAACTTTTTAAGTAGAGATGCCATGTCTCTATTTATTAGATTATGAGCCGAATTCCCATACTTTTAAGCGTCTTTTCAGTAGCAATAACAAATTCCCAGCCACGCTCGTTTGAATATTTTTCTGCTGCTTCCCATTTGCAGGTATTTTTAACATATGTCATTACTTCTCGAAGATACTTTTTAGAATTACGTTTAGGTTGTTTTGGTGGTTGTGTTTGTATTTCTGGTTTAATCTCAAATAAAACAGTTCTACCATCATTAAATTTAACCTTGACATCCATGAAATATCTATGAACCCGGTTGTCGGTTTTACATCTATATGGTATAACAACGGTTTCTGAGGACCAGTATTTAACCTCAGGTGTATCTTCACACCATCTAAAAAACTGCCGTTCCCATGATGATCTGTATACTACGTTTTTCCAATCGCCTTCGTATTTTTCGGGCTTCTTAACTTTATATTTGCCTTTATATGTTTTCATAATTGTTATAAATAGAATTACAACTATTTATAGGAAACGTATATGGCTGATTTCTTTAACTCAACAATAGGAAAGATAGAAGACAAGTTTAAAGAAGGACTCGGCGCGTTCGATAGTTTTATTTCTAGAGGGGGCGATAAAGGGACAGCTAAATTATCAACTCAAGATGATGAGCCTTTATTATACCCGCTAGAACTCAGAAGTAATAATACTAGGCCAGTAGTTCGTTTTACATGTTTTCAAAGAAAAAATAATCAGGGCGGAACTTCCCAACATCAGCTTTTCTTTCCATGTCCACCAAATATAGCATTTTCAGATACTGCAAATTATAATACTTTTGATCTTGGTCCTTTTGGCGGCTCGTTTCAAGCGGCTGTTGATGCCGGAGCAATAAATGCCGGTGGAGACTTTGGCTCTGGAATACAGACGGGTATAGATAATTTGGTTGGCCAGGCAAAAAGTCTTCAAGGTAGTCAAATATCTAGTTTGCTATCTCAGTCTGTAAAAGGAATATTTAGTGATAATCTTGCGCTGGCAGTAGGGCAAAGAACCGGTGTCATAACAAATCCTAATACTAATACCGCATTTACTGGAAATGGTATTCGGCAGTTTTCTTTTAATTTTAAAATGATTGCAAAAAGTAAAAGCGAATCTGACACAGTAAAGAAAATACATCAGAAATTTAGATCATTTTCGTATGCTGAATCAAATAATAATAGTCAAAATCTTGTTTTAAGTTATCCTCCTATATGGAACATTGATTTCCTTATGCCAGACGGAGGAGATAACAGATATATTCCTAAGATTTTTGCGTGTTATTTAACATCCGTTAATAGTACTTTTAATGCAAGTACTAGTGCTTTTCATAGTGAAGGTGAACCACTCGAGGTTGATGTAGCACTTACTTTCCAAGAAACCAGAGCACTTACAAGAACCGACATTGAAAATCTAGAAGAAGAACAGAGTTTAGATACCGGTAGGGGTATAGGCAGAAACGGCTTAGCTGCAAGACAACAAGCAAATCCGCAAACGATAAACAGGGACTCTAATCCCGGAGGGAACTCATGAGTTTCTTTGATAAATTTCCATTAAGAGATTATGATCTTGAAGCAAACAATCGTATTCGTCAGGTTGTAAATATATTTAGGCATGTAGCTGCAAACTCTGCACTAGTTGAAGATATTACAACCTATACTGTTTTCGAAGTACTTGAAGGAGAACGACCTGACACTGTATCTCAAAGACTATATGGTACACCTGATTATTACTGGACATTTTTTGTCGCTGACGAAGCTCTTAAAGGAGGATTACATGATTGGCCAAAAGATTCTCAAACACTAGAGCGAGAATTGCAGTTAGAGTTTGATGATACCGGTGCTTTAGTTTTAGTTCCAGAGATTCGTGATCGGCTTAGACTTTTTAGTGATGGCGGCGCAAATCAATCTCGCGTTGTTGATAATGTAGGTGGGCAAACCCTGGCCGGTGTTAATTTTTCATATCCACACCTTAGAATTAAGCGAAACAGCAAATATGCTCGGGTTAAGAGTTGGAATAATAATCTATTACAGCTACAGTTACACACATTTTCGGATTCGCCTAAAGGACCAAATTCTGCATCAGCAAAAACTGCATTTTTTGCAACCGGTGCAGGATCCGCAACAATCTCGTTTGATACTGGTGATAATGCTTCTCCTGGACTTGACTCTCCTCGAATAGATTTTATTAAGGGCTTAGCGCGGGGTCTTACCAATAGTTTTATCGATATTTCTCCTACTTACTTGAATGTTAATGGTGATTTTGAAACTGGTGGAAACATGTTTTATTTGCACGAAGAAGCGATTAATAGACATTCTAGTCCGAATGGTCTATACGGAAATACAAAAGATGCTATAATAAATGTCTTTAATAAAAATGCTTCGGGTATACAATCGCTATATGACTTTTCTCCACGAAGAACATACTCAGAGTTCCGAAGCGCTCCAGCATATTATTATGCAAACAATGATACAACAAATGTTATATCAGCTTACGAAGCATTTAATCAACCTTCACCTGATAGTCCGAATATTGGTAATCAATTTACAAGTGCATCATCCGATACATTTGTCACAAACAGCACAAACGAGCAAAATAAAAACGATGAACGTCGTTTCATTAAGGTTATTAGACCTGAATTGATTGCGCAGTTTGTTGAAACCTATGAACAATTGATTAACGAATAATGATAAATCGAAATATACAATCTGGGATTGCCCTTGCGCCATCAGCAATTAGCATAGAAGCTATTGAAATGGAAAACTATGAAGGCAAAATAAATGACGTAAAAAATATTGTCACTAAAATAGAATTGCAGGAATCTTTATATAGTCCTGTACTAATATTAAATCTCGACTTCAATGATTCTGCAAATTTTATGCAAGAGTTTCCGATTATTGGACAAGAAAAAATTAAGTTACGGCTTTCTAGGATTCCAGTTACCACAGAGGAAAAAGAAAAGATTGAACTTGATTTTATTGTAACAAAATATCCGATATATGGTAAAAATCCTAAAAATGAAATACAGCAAGTATACTCGTTAAAAGCAATTTCGCCTCACGGATATTTTTCATCATTTAAAAAAATATCACGTAGTTATAAAGATCCTTCTGCAACTGAAATTAAAAAGATTTTAGTTGAGGATTTAAATTTTGATGAAAGTAAATTTAATGTGTATGGTAATGAAGCTTCTTCTTCAAAGGGCGTAATTAATATCCAATCTCCGCTTAATGCTGTAGAACATTTTCGAAGTATTGCTAGAGATGATGGCGGAGCTCCTTTCTTTTTATATCAATTACTTAACGGCGATATTAGTTTTACAGCGCTGACACAGTTATTTGATAAAAATACAAACCCGATATACCGATCATACGTCGACGCAAGACAATTTTCCACAGAAAATAAAGTAAGTATTGCCGAAGAATATGATCAACGGCAAAGTAGAATACTCAGTGTCGCATCAAATTTAAACGTGTCTAAATATCATCAATCTCGAGGTGGTTCATTTGCTTCTCAAAATAATTTTTTGGATTGGTCGAATAAATCATTTCAGCGATTTAATTATGACTATCATAAGGAAATTACACCAAAGGTGCTTTTTGATTATGGTTCATTAAATACTGGTGCACCGTTTTCTGATGAATCCACGATATTTGATTTACCAATTAATAAATTACCTGAGCAGCATGTCGAATATATTGCTACTAATCAAAAAGCATATGATTCGTATGATAATTATGGTAATGCGGCAAGTAAAAATGTAGCTTTAAAAAATGCCCATGAAAATTTACTTAATTCTTACACACATGATATTACACTCTTTGGTGATTTCTTTTTAAATCCTGGTAGAAAAATTGAGTTGAAGTTTCCAAATGCAGTTGATCCTGAGTTAAACGGCGGTCCGGAGTTTGACAAATTGTTATCTGGTAATTATTTAATTACATCGGCAGTACACAGGATTCAGGATGGGGAATACTTTACCGAAGTACGCGTCAAAAAAGATTCATTAGACTTGGATATATAATAACATGAAAGAAGAAAATACATTTTTAGGAGCAATGATTTGGTTTACTGGTGTTATTGAATCAGTTGATGATCCGGAAGAATTAGGTCGGGTAAAAGTCAGATGTTTCGGCTATCATACACCATCAAACATAGATCTTCCTACAGAAGATTTACCGTTTGCTTCATGCGCAGCTCCAATTACAAGCGCGTCTATGTCTGGAATCGGCGAAAGTACTACTGGCTTACTACCAGGATCTTGGGTAATCGGATTTTTTAAAGATGGCAAATCAGCACAAGATCCTGTTGTTATAGGTAGCATTCCATCAGTATCTTTTCAACGAAGTATCGGTGCATATGAAAATGCTGGAGGTTTTATAGATCCAGATACAAACCATCCACGAGAAGATGGCGTAGCTGATATACCTAAAATGGCAAGAAGTAATTTTAAAGAATCTCAATTTTTTGTACGCAAAAAAGAGTTACGACAAGAAAGTGTTGAAACCGCTACCGCACCTGATATGTCAATGGTTGATGGCGAAGAAAATCTAGCTAGAGTAGTTTGGAATAATAACGATCCAGAAATTGACATTGCTCCTGTATATCCGAAAAATAATGTAAAAGAATATCAGTCTGGTCATATTGTAGAATACGATGATACAAAAGAAAAAGAACGTATTTCAGAAATGCATAGTTCCGGCACATATTACGAAATTAACGCAGCCGGAGATCGTACACATACTGTCGTAGGGGATGATTACGAAGTAATTTTTGGCGGAAAAAACGTTTATATTAAAGGGTCATGTAATTTAACAATTGACGGAGATCTAAAAACACTTGTTAAAGGTAATTATAACCTTGAAGTAGAACAAGACTATACTGTCAATGTCAAAGGATCATTCCACGAAAAAATTGGTAGAAACCATTTTTCTGATATTACTCAAGAAAAATTTACCAATGTAGGTGAAGATAGAACTTTACGCGTTGGAAAAAATGAATTTCGAAATATAGAAATAAGCAGTGATACAATTGTTAAAAATAACGTGAGTGAAGTAATTGGCGGAAACAGAGATTGTACTACTAAGGGGAGAACTAAATTTATTTCAAAGCAACAGTTTATCGGAGCGTCAACTAATTCAACATTAACATTAACTTCAAAAGGGAATATGAAACTGGCCACATCTGCTGCGATGACTCATAGAGCATCTGGTGCAATTACATGTACAGGTCAGTCAATATTTTTGAACTAAAATGGCAACTACTAATTCAAACCAGGCTACCTTTTTTCAAAATAAAGAAGTTGTTTCTTTGACAGCAGACAATATAGAAATTGCTGACTATAACGCAATAGAAGATCTAGATACTGAAGTTGATGCATTGTTTTCTAGTTTAGAAACTGCATATCCTACTCAGACACTAAGAGCTAATTTTAAAGTAGATTTACAAGTTGCGATTGACGCACGAAATGAAGGATTGGAATCTGCTAGTAGTTTATTTAGTATATTGAGAAGACAGTGGTCAGTTGCTGTACCGGAAGTAGATAGTATTGTAAATATTATTACCTCTGGACAATCGTATGATGTATATACTCAAGCACCTAATACTGATGGTATTTTACAGGAAAGCGGCATATATTCACCGGTTATTAAATCCCGAGAACCATTTCAGGTTACAGAAAGTCCATTGGCATCGGTTGCTATAGAATCTACGGTAAAAGATAATACATTGACTCCCCTTGGGACCACGGTAATTTCTTTTAATCAGTATTCGTCATACAAAAAAGTAATTAGAGACGAACTGAATGCTATATTAAAACAAGTAATTGATATTGATAATTATGAGATAAGTATTACTCCGGCACCAGATGTTAAAACCCGACTTGATCTTGAAAGAAGAGCACAAATTGCTGGATTTGATAAAGAGCGTGGTATATTTAATTATGCATACGGTTTTGGATACAACGAGCTAACAGATGAAGAAATAGCAGAACTTAATCGTTATGCTTTATCGCGGTCAAAAACACTAGGCTATGCAAGAGTCAGAAAACAGTTACAATTTATTATTGATTATATGTTCACAAATACCCGCGGTGTGATCGATTTTGATCTAAATTCTATATACAACCAGGCATTAGTAAGTGCGCAAAACAAAAACACTCGAGAGAAACTATTCGGTATTGCATTTACTGGTGTTGATGAAAACTTTTTGACAGTATATGGTTATACATATGATAATTTATTAAATAGCGAACCGGCAACATTTATAGATGATCAATTTAATACAGCCGGAGCAGATATACTGAATATCTTTACAAAATATAAACAAGAATTAATTGGCATAGGTTTTTATGAAGCAAACGCAATAGGTGGTCCAGAACTTGCTTATAAAACTGAACAGTCTGCTGAAAGTTTGTTATATACTGATACAAATTTTGTACCTCATACTATGTATGATTCTGCCGGGAATGCTTATGCATCAAATACGTATGAAGATCATTTAAGATTCGCAGCGCTTGGTTATACACATTCACGGCCGGCAACTTCTACATCTACAACGACGACGACAACTACAGCAGCGTCCTCTACTAGTACATCTACAACGACGACGACTACACCCTCACCGACATATACACCACCAAGTTATTAATAACTTGATAGATAACTTCTCCACTTTCATTATATTCATTATAAATAGAAAGTATGAGTGGTTTATCTGACGAAAATACTAAAACACTAAATTCAAAATTAAAACGTATATCTCCATATGCGGATCTTAACTTGAATTTTAAACGGCATCCTAATACTGCCGATGTAAAACCACTCAAAGATATTGATGCGGTAAAGAATGCCGTCAAAAATCTATTGTTAACCAATTTTGGCGACCGCCCATTTCAACCTGAAGTTGGCAGTAATATAACTTCACTCTTATTTGAACCTGCAGATATTTTTACAGCGCTAAGTTTAAAACAAGAAATTAAATTATGTTTAGAAAAGTTTGAGCCAAGAGTTAATGGAATTACAGTTGAAGTTCTTAACGATGAAGACAGAAACGCATATTTTGTTACTGTTGCATTTAATGTACTATTTGATAATAAAAATCAAGAAATATCATTCTATCTAGAGAGGCTACGATAATGGCACAGCTTAATACTACCGAATTAGATTTCGATCAGATCAAAACAAATTTAATAAATTATTTTAATCGAGACAGCGGACCGTTTAAAGACTACGATTTTACTGGATCTGGTTTAAACAATCTTATTGATGTATTAGCTTATAATACGCACTATAACGCAGTTACAGCTCACATGGCAATGAACGAGTCATTTTTAGATTCTGCACAAGTTCGTAGTAATGTTGTATCGCGGGCTAAATTACTCAACTATACACCTACATCTAAAACAGGCGCAACGGCAAGTATTAATGTCGTATTTACTCGGGCAGCTGGAGCAACAATTTCATCTTATACAATGGTTAAGGGAACTAAGTTTAATGCAACCTTAGACGGGACGACTTATGTATTTCAAACTACAACGGACTATACAGCTAGCCGAGATTCAGCAACAAATACATTTACATTCAACAACGTAGTTGTGAAACAAGGCGTGAGTAAAATACAAACATTTACAATTGATAATAGTTATGACCAACGATTTATTATTAACGACATAAACATTGATACTAGCACACTTGTGGTTCGTGTATATGATAGCTTGAATGCAAATAATTATGATATTTATAATAAATTTACCACGTTTAATGCTCTCGATGCAACTAGTAAAGTGTATTTTCTGAGTGAAAATTCTCAAGGCAAGTATGAATTTCAATTCGGCAATGGTACAACTGGTAAAAAACCTATTGCAGCCGGTAAAGTTGAAGCTATCTTTTTGACTACAAAGGGACCTGACTCTAACGGTGCAAATGCATTTACATACGCTGAGACTGGCGAAAATACTGTAGAAATTTCTTCTGTAGCTACTCTATCTGCTGCAGCTGGTGGTGCTAACTTAGAAACAATTGATAGTATTAAGTTCAATGCTCCATTAAGTTTTATTTCACAAGATCGAGCCGTTACATCGAATGATTTTAAAGCACTTATTAAATCAAACATAAGTGGTATTGAAGATGTGATAACTTGGGGCGGAGAAGAAGAGGATCCTCAGGAAGTAGGTAAAGTTCTTATCGCGGTAAAACCACAGGGTGCAGATTTATTAACGGAATTACAAAAAACAGAAATTTTAGCGTTTTTAGACAATAAAAAAATTGTGGGTATCACGCCAAAAATCGTAGATCCAAATTATACGTACCTATATTTTGATCTTCATTTTAGATATAACTTATCCCTTACAAATTTAACTGTAAGTGAACTTTCGTCTAAATTGCGTAAGGATATTGAAAAATTTAGTATAGCAAACTTAAATGATTTTGATGGTATATTTAGATATTCTAATTTGTTAAGCGTACTCGACAAAACTGATGATGCAATTCTAAGTAATGACGTCAATGTATTTACATACAAAAAAGTTAACTTGACAGCAGGAAGTGCCGATACACAATCTGTTAATTTTCAATTTGAACTTGCCGGAACAATAGACCAGCCGCAGTCAATGATTAGTACACCTATTACATACAAGCGAAATACATTCGATGTACAGTTAGCGGACGAGCCATATGATAATGAGAAACGGCGAATTTATTCATTCCGCTCAGGAGGCGCAGGAACAACAATTATTAGAGTTGATAACAATTTAGGATTTGTATATCCAGAAACTGGACAGATATCGCTTTCAGCACTAAATCCTGATGAGGCTAAGACGATAGAAATTGCGGTACAACCTAAACAAAGAGATGTATTTACAACGCGACGTAATATTTTACAAGTTGATTTAACTAAATCTTCTATCATTGGTGTGAATGATTCAGGCTCGGCAACTAGTGGTCAAACAACAACAAGTACAGGATATTAATTATGCCACATTTTTCAAGTGAAGCGGGTGGGATTCAGCCGCATAATATAGACGCGGCACGGGTTAAAAGCCTTTTACCGGTATATTTACGTGAAGCAGCGACTACCAGCGAAAGTACCACAACTGACTTATCCCTTATTGGACTACTTGAAGATTACTACAAATATTTAAATAGTCACGGACTTGTAACAAAACTTGATGTAGTAACGGCTGGCTCAGGGTTTTCAGATACAACGAATGCTACTACAACTGGTGGAAGTGGTGAAGAGCTTACAATTAATTTTGAAGTAGGATCAGATTCTCCATCAGGACGCATTATAAATGTTACTCCGAATAACCCCGGGCTAAACTATCAAATCGGCGATATTATTACTTATCAGACCGCAACATTTGAAGTAGTGGGTATTAACTCTGGTCCAACTGATGTTGTAAATAGTATCTTAGCTGAACATGATCCTGATTTAATCTCTGAAGAATTTATTACTCGCTTTCAGCAGGAGATTGCAAAAACTGTTCCGGATCCTGCTAAGTTTACTAAAAAATCTTTATATAAGAAAATATTAAAATACTATCAAACGCGGGGCAGCCAACAAAGCATTGAAACATTTTTTAAAATATTTTTTGACACAGATATTGCTATTTTCTTACCTAAAGAATATCTCTTCCGTACTTCTGATTCTGAACTGTTACGAGATTTTTCACCTAATGATGTTGAAGATCGGGTTGATAAAGATGAAAATGGCAACGTTATTCTTGATACCAATATTGACTTTGATGTTATTCGTCTAAGCGGATTTGAAGCCGGTGCTCGGTACGCCACATTTAATTTTGCTAATGATTGGTATTTACCCAGCCCT